CTCTAACCACATCCCTCAACTCGAAGGACTACCGCCATGCATAAGTGGCCAGGACCGGCTTTTGAAAAGCCGGATGATGCCGGCGCGCTCATCGCGCTTGCCGACGATGTCTCAAAGAAGCTCGAGACCAAGCTTGCCGAGAGCAAGTCCGCCTACGACAAGGCCCTCGATACCGTGAAGGAGGTCGCCGCAAAGGCGCTCGCCGAGGCGGAAAAGACCGGCGGCACCTCAACGGCGCTCGCCAGGAAGGCCGACGAGGCGCTGCTCAAGGTCTCGGAGCTGAAGGAGGAATTCGACCAGCATCAGCAGAAGGACGCGCGCCGCGGCGGCGGTGTCGAGGCGCAAAAAACCTTCGGCGAGCGCTTTACCGAAAGCGACAGCTACAAGAACCTCGTCGAGAAGCAGGGCGGACGCGGCCGGGCGACCCTTGAACTCAAGGCGATCCTGTCCTCGGCGATCACCAACGCCGCTGGATCGGTCGGCGACGCGATCTTCCCGACCGAACTCTCGACGGTCATGCCGCTGGCGCAACGCAGGATGACGGTGCGTGATCTCCTCACGCCGGGCCGCATGGACGGCAACTCGTTGGAGTATGTGAAGGAAACCGGCTTCACCAACAGCGCGGCACCGGTTGCCGAACTGGCCGCGAAGCCCGCGTCGGACATCAAACTCGATCTCGTTACGACCAGTGCTCGCGTGCTCGCCCATTACATGAAAGCGAGCAGGCAAGTTTTGGACGATGTCAGCCAGTTGCGCTCGATCATCGATAACCGGCTGCTCTACGGGCTCAAGCTGGTCGAGGAAAACCAGCTTCTGAACGGCGACGGCACCGGCCAGAACCTGTTGGGCATTATCCCGCAAGCCACCGCCTATGTCGCCCCGATCACCGTGCCGACGCCGACCAACATCGACCAGGTTCGTCTCGCCATCCTGCAGGCATATCTGGCCGAGTATCCGGCGACCGGCATCGTCATGCATCCGGGCGATTGGGCGCGCATCGAACTGCTCAAGGATTCGACCGGGCAATACATCATCGGCGTTCCGCAAGGCACGATCCCGGCGCGGCTTTGGGGGATCTCGGTCGTCGAGACGCAGGCCATCGCGCTCGACAAGTTTTTGGTCGGCGCGTTCCGCATGGGCGCGCAGATCTTCGACCGTTGGTCGGCTCGCATAGAAGTCGCCACCGAGAACGAAGATGACTTCATCAAGAATCTCGTGACGATCCTCTGCGAGGAGCGGCTCGCGCTCGCCGTCTATCGCCCTGAAGCCTTTATTTACGGCGATTTCGGCAACGTCGCGTAACGAGACGGGCGACCGCCTCCGCTCTTAGCCGACGCGGTTCGTCCCAGGCGTCGCGGGCAGGGAATTTGTTCTCCTTACCGTCCCGCGGCGCCGACCAGCAAGGCAACCCAATGCTCTGGCGCATTTTGCTCGCAATCGCAGTCGGTGCTTTGGCCTATGCCGTGACGGCAACACCCGCCCCACGGCATCAGCAAAAGCAACGCAGGCCACGCACGCCACGCACACAGGAGGAAACGATGGGCGACCCGAAAGAATACGAAGTGCTGCGCGATCACGGTGCCAAGCCCGGTGGTGCGGTCGGTGCCGCCTTCAAGCGCGGCGAGACCCGCGAGCTCAGGCCAGAAGAGGCGCTGCCGCTGGTGCGGGCCGGCGTCCTCAAGGCGCAGGGTGACGAGCCCGAGGCCGACGAGGGCGAGAAGATGGAAAAGCGTCCGCTCAACAAGGCCGAACCGATCTCCGAGGTGAAGCGCGGCCCGGGCCGTCCGCGCAAGACGCCTGACGACGACGACGACGAGGACTGATCCATGCTGACGGTGATCGAGCCTGCCGAGACGACCGAATTGACGACGCTCGACCGGCTGAAATTGTCGCTCGGCATCACCGAGGACACCGACGACGAATATCTCGACATGCTGATCGACCAGCAGTCGGACTACGTCTGCGCCTACCTCAACGTCGCGATGGCCGACGACGGCACGCGGACGATAGGGCGCGAGACGCTCACCGAGACGTTTTCGCCGGTCGCCTGGCGGCCCAAGCTGATCCTCTCGCGCTTCCCGGTTTTCGAGGTCACCGAAATTCTGGTCGGCACCAACAACGAGCCCCTCGACCCGGCCGAGTACAGCGTCAACCGGGCGACGGGGCTCCTCTATCGCGGCTCGCCCGCCGGCTGGGACTGGTGGTGGAGCTATTCCACCGTCAGCGTCACCTATAGCGCCGGTTGGCTGCTGCCGGGCGACGAGGGCACGAACCTCCCGGCGGTGATCGAGGGCGCGACGATGTCGCTGATCTCGACCTCGCGGGCCGGGCGCGGGCGCGATCCGCTCGCCAAGTCGGAAACCATCCCCGGCGTCATCTCGACCGAATATTGGGTCGGGCCGGTCGGCACCAGCGGCTCGCACGCCAGCGGCATGCCGCCAGATATTGCCTCGCGGCTGTCGCCCTATCGCAGGTACATCGTCTGATGCCGTCGCTGGAAGGCACCAGGGCGGCCTATGTCCGCGGCCTCTCCTGCTTCGACCAGATCACCATCGTGCATGGCGCGACGACCGGCACGGCGCGCGGGCGGATCGCCAGCGAGACCTCGGTCGGGCTGTCCGACAGCATCGAACAGGGCCGGCTCAAGGCGATCATCCTCGCCGACGATCTGGCCTTCGTGCCGTCGCGCGGCGATGTCCTGCGGGTCGGCGGCTCGTCCTACGTGGTGACGGCCGTCGACGACGCGACGCGGCGCCTCTTTGGCGTCGTCATCGCCTACGAGGTGACGCTGTAATGGCCGTCACCCGGCTCAAGGGCGGCGAGCGGCGATTCGAGATCGCGGTCGCCCGCGGCACCGACCCAAAGATCGCGGCGGGCGCCATCGCGCGCTTCCATCGCGCTCAGGTCCAGAAGGCACGGCAGGAGAACAAGAACCTCCTCCATGTCGACGAGGACGATATCGAGGAGCTGACGACGGTCGACGGGCGCCGCGGGGCGCCGCTCGAAAGCGTCAAGATCGACGGCGGCGTCATCGTCACAACATTCCCGTTCGCGATCGGCCCGGTGCTCGAATATCTCGACTACCTTCTGGTGACGCGCTCGCCGGTCCTGTCCGGAAAGTATCAGCGCTCGCACCGCCTCTTCGCCGATGGCAGCGAGACCGACCCGCTCAACCCGCGGCTCGACGCCAAGAACTATATTTTCACGTCGAACCTGCCCTATGCCCGCAAGATCGAGGGCTCGACGCTGCGCCCGCCGCAGGGCTCGGCACCGCAGGAAGGCGTCTATCGCGGCGCCGTGAAGCTCGCCACGCAGCGGTACGGCTCGTTCGTGCAAATCCGGTTCACCTTCCAGTCGATCCTTGAGGGCGGTGCGCCGCCGTCGAAGAAGACCGAGCGCCAACTGCGCTATCCCGCCATTCGCGTGAGCTTGCGATAATGCCATCCCTCGCTGTTCTCAACGCCGTCCGCGACCACCAGGAAGGCGGCTGGACGACGCTGCCGGTCTATTACCCGAACGACGTGGCATCGCCCGCGAACGACGGTGCCGCCTTCGTCCAGGTGGAATTTCCGGTCGGCGACAGCGAGCGCCTGACGCTGGAACTCGGTGGCTTGCACAAAGAGGACGGGACGATCCGCTTCATCGTGCACGTCCGGTTGATGACCGGCGGCGATGCCGCGTTCGGCTATGCCGATGAGCTCGCGGCGCTCTTCCGTTCGGTCGAACTGCAGAACTCGCCGCGCATCCAGACCTATGCGCCGACGCCGCCCACCGGGTTGGGCGCTGACGTGGCCTATTACCTCGTGTCGACCACCGTTCCGTACACATACCTCTTCGTCCCGTAAGGGCGATGCCTGCCGCCGCCCCGGCGGCCTTTCCTCGTAAAATTGGAGCCTGCCATGCCCTACGTCACCTCTTCGGGGACGAAGCTCGGTATCTCGACGACTGTGCCGACTGCAGCGACCGACTCGCTCACCGAGCTTGCCGCGCTGACCTACACCGATGTCGACGGCATCATGAATTTGGGGACTTTTGGCGACACGAGAAACCTCGTGGACTTCGCCATTCTCGGCGACGGTCGTGTCCGCAAACTGGCCGGTGCAGCCGATGCCGGAACGCTCGAGGTCGAGTGTGCGTTCGATGCGCTGTCCGCAGGTCAGACTGCGATGCGGGCCGCCTACGATGACGGTCAGGAGTACGCCTTCAAAGTCGAAACGCGCGATGGCGTGACACCGAACCCGAACAGCATGTTTTACTTCAAGGGTCCGGTGACCTCGAAAGCCGTCAACGTCGAGGAAAACGATTCCGTGCTGTCACAGACCTTCATCGTCGCGGTCAACACGACGGTCTTCGACGACCTGTCCGCAGCACCATGATTCACCTTCCCGGGGCGGCAC